CTATAGTGAAAAAATATAAAATAACCCACAAGATAACTGCCGATTTTATTGCTGAAATTATTGTTAATGAAGATCAAATAGATGCTAGTATTAACGATCTTAAAGAATACAAGAAACCTAATAGCAAATTTGAATATACTATGTTAAAAGGTACAGAAAGTGTAACTCAAACAACTTACGAACAATATGACGAGAAGCCTAACAACAGCAGTAAAGAACGAAATAGCGACAAATGATATACGTCCAATACACCTTATCACTATTGGTTTTTCTACTCCTGTTAATTTCACTGATTGCTCTTTTCCTTTAACATCATCAGTATCAGGCTCATCAGTTACTTACTTAGCATCAGATCATTTATTAGGTATATCTGACTTTTCTGAACAAACAGATGTAAGTAAATCAAGTATTACACTAACTTTATCAGGTGCAGATCAAACCTTTATCTCAACTGTATTAAACGAAAATGTTATTAACGATACTGTAACAATATTTAGAGGGTTATTAGATGATGATAATACAATATTTGCTGACCCTTTTTTACTTTATAAAGGAAGTATAGAAAACTTTGAAATACAAGAGCAACCAAAATCAAGCACACTATCATTATCTATTGTATCTCATTGGGCAGACTTTAATAAAAAGAATGGCCGTAAAACAAACAATACATCACAGCAAAGATTCTTTAGTACAGATGTAGGTATGGATTTTAGTTCTCAAACAGTACAAGATATTAAATGGGGTAGAGAATAATGCAAGATATTATCTCATTATATAGAAATTATCCTAAATATGATAATCTACATGATCTTGATTTACAACATCACATTAAACCAAGTATATTTCTAAACCAATATAAGAAACACTATCATAACGATAAATTAGTTGGTTTTACTAATTGGGCTTATTTATCTGATTATGCTTTTAATCATTTTAAACAAACAGCTAAAATAAATTACAAAGAATGGAACTCAGGAACTAATTTAGTATTTGTAGAATTTATTGCTATCAAGAATGTTAGGAAAATCTTTAAATGGTGTGTTGATATGGCTAAAAAATTCAAAGGCATTAAAGATAATTTTACTTGGTTAAGAGTAGAAGATAATCAAATTAAAAGAATGGTAGTTAAGGATATATAATGGGTGGATTTGTAAAAAGTGTTGTTAGTGTTGTTAGTAGTGTTGCTAAAGTTTTCACAGGGGGAAACCCTTTAGTATCTTTAGGTATATCTTTATTTTTAAGTTGGGCATTAAGACCAAAACAACCTGATATTCCTGACTTTGCAACAAATGAATTTGATGATTTTGAAAAAGGTATTTTAATTAATAAACAATCTAATGACTCTAATATTCCTGTAATTTATGGAGAAAGACTTACAGGGGGTACTAGAGTGTTCATGGAAACTTCTGGCACAGATAATACATATTTATATATGGCTATCGTTATGGCAGAGGGAGAGATAAACGATATAGAAGAAATAAGAGTAGATGATAAAGTTGTTACATTTGCATCTAGTTTTTCAGATGGTACAGCAGTAGAAGTAGGAAGTGGAGATAGTAATTTTTATAAAGCTGACCCAAATGTTGAGGGTTCAAGTGCTGAAAGTTTAATTAGAGTAGAACCTCATTATGGAACAGATAATCAATCAGCATCTAATTTATTATCAACATTATCTAGTTGGGGAAGTAATCATAAATTATCTGGTCTTTGTTATTTAGCTTTAAGGTTTAAATGGAATCAAGACGCATTTACAGGAATACCAAAAGTACAAGCTAAAATACAAGGTAAGAAAGTTGTAGCTTACAACTCTAGCCTACAAGCACAATCTCCAGCTTATTCAACTAATCCAGCATGGTGTTTATTAGACTATTTAACTAATGCTAGATATGGAAAAGGATTAGCAATAAGTGAAATAGATTTACAATCTTTTTATGATGCGTCAGTTGTTTGTACAACACAAGTAACACCATATTCAGGTGGTAGTGATATAAATATTTTTGATATTAATACTGCATTAGATACTTCAAAACCAATCATAGATAATGTTAGAGAGTTCTTAAAAGGTTGCAGAGGTTACTTACCTTACAATGCTGGTAAATATAATTTAATTATTGAAACAACAGGAAGTGCAAGTATCACTTTAACAGAAGATAATATTATAGGTGGTTATTCATTATCTACTCCAACAAAAAATGATAGATACAATAGAGTTATAGTTGGATTTGTGAACCCAGATCGTAATTTTCAAGTTGATGAAGTACAGTTTCCACCTATTGATGATTCAGGATTACCAAGTGCAGATCAACACGCAACTATGAAAACTGCTGATGGTGGATTTTTATTAGAGGGTAGATTCAATTTCACAACAATAACTTCACAATATCAAGCAGAAGAAATGGCAGAGGTAATACTTAGAAGAAGTAGAGAAGCATTATCTTTAGGTATTAATGTTGATTTTAATGGTTATGATTTAGCCATAGGAGATATAGTTAATATTACACATAGTTCTATTGGATTCTCTGCTAAACCATTTAGAGTTATTGGAATTACTTTTAACCAAGATTTAACAGTAGGATTATCACTTGTTGAATATCAGGCTAGTCATTATACTTGGGCTACAAAAACACAAGCAACAGCAGTACCAACAACTAATCTTCCAAATCCATTTACTATCCAACCACCAGCAAGTGTAACTTTAGATGATACCTTAATTGAATATAATGATGGAACTGTAATTGTAGCTTTAGATGTAACAATAGGTGCTTCTCCTGATAGCTTTGTTGATTATTACCAAGTAGAATACAAATTAAGTACAGATTCTAATTATATTATTTACGCACAAGGTTCAGGATTAAATCACAGAGTTTTAAATGTAATTGACCAAAGTATTTATGATGTAAGAGTTAAAGCTGTTAATAGTTTTGGTGTTAGTTCAACTTATACATCTGCACAAAGAACAATCGTTGGTGCAGTAGAACCACCAGAAGATGTCCAAGATTTCTCATGTAATATTGTAGGACAAGAAGCACACTTGGGGTGGACACAAATTGGAGATTTAGATTTAGCATACTATCAATTAAGATTTAGTGATAAAACAGATGGCACAGGAACTTGGGCAGATTCAGTAGCATTAGTAGAAAAAATATCAAGACCAGCAACTTCAATATCTGTACCAGCTAGACAAGGAACTTACTTAATCAAAGCTGTAGATAAATTAGGTAACTTTAGTTCTAATGCAACTGCAATTATTTCTAATGTTGTAGGTATTACTAATTTTAATAGTATTGCCACACAATCAGAACACCCTGACTTTGATGGAACTAAAACAAATGTATTAGTATCTGATAGCACACTAAGATTAGATTCTTCTGAATTATTTGATTCTGCTAGTGGAGATTTTGATACAGAAGCTAGTAGATTTTTTGATTCAGGTGTAGCTAGTGCTGACTTCTTTGCTAGTGGTAATTATGAATTTTCAGATGTTATTGATATAGGTGCTAAACATACTGCTAGAATTACTGCAAGTTTATCTCAATCTTCTGACAATCCAGATGACTTGTTTGATAATAGGGCTGGACTATTCGATAGCACAAATTCTAACTTTGATGGAGATACACCAGCTAATGCAAATGCACACTTAGAAATAGCAACATCAGATGATAATGTAACATATACAGCTTTTAGATCATTTGTAATTGGAGATTACACAGCTAGATATTTTAAATTTAGAGTTGTTTTAATTTCAAGAGATTTAGCTTCTACTCCTGTTGTATCAGCAGTATCAGTTTCAATAGATATGCAAGATAGAATATTTAGTGGAAATGATATTTTATCTGGTGTTGGAACTAAAACTGTAACATTTACAAATCCATATAAAACTGTTAATTATGCTTTAGGAATTACAGGCGAAGATATGGCTACAGGCGACTTCTTTACTGTATCAAATAAAACTATTAATGGTTTTGATATTTTGTTTAAAAATTCAGGTGGAACAAATGTATCAAGGACGTTTGATTTTATTGCAAAAGGCTTTTAAAAGGAGTATAAGAAATTATGGCACAACACGATTTAAACATAGCAAACCAATCTTTTCCAAATTTTAGATCAGATTTGAATAATTCATTAGTTGCTTTAGGTAGTCAGAACTCTGGAAGTTCAGCACCTAGTTCTCCACAATCAGGAATGATTTGGATAGACACAACAACTGCTACTGCTTGGCAACCAAAAATTTATGATGGGAGTGCATGGATTAACTTGCCTTTTTACATAAATACGACTACAAATGACGCAAACTTAACAACAACAGAAGTAACAAGTTTAGAGGCAGACCCTCAAGCAGTTGCTCTAGCAATCGCATTAGGATAAAATATGGCTAATACATTTAAAGTAAAAACAAATGGTGCTATGCCGAGTTCTTCTGGAACTCCTGAAACACTATACACAGTACCAAGTTCAACAACCTCTGTAGTTCTTGGTTTAATACTTTGTAACATTCACACAACTGCTGTAACAGTAGATGTTCAATTAGTTTCAGATACTTCTGACACAGAAACAAACTCAACAGTTAAACTTGCAGAAAATGTAAGTATCCCAGCTGGGTCAAGTTTGGAATTATTATCTGGTGGAAAAGTTGTTCTACAAACAACAGATGTTTTAAAAATTGATTGTTCTGTTTCTGCAAAGATAGATTCTACATTATCAATAATGGAAATAACATAGGAGTTAGTTAAATGGCTTTTATAGGTGCAAAACCAACTAATGTTCCACTAACAAGTGCTGATATTCAAGATGGTACAGTAGCGTTAGCTGATTTATCAGCTACAGGCACAAAAGACGCAACTACATTTTTAAGAGGTGATAACACATTTGCTGAGGCTGGTGGTGGAAATAATACTCCATTTTTTTATGGTGAGTTAGCTTCACACCAAACTATTACAAGAAATACAGCAGTAAAAATTACAGGAATGACTAATGATGAAGTTGATAGCAATAGTGCTTTTGATGGAACTACTTTTACAGTTCCTAGTGGAGAAGGTGGAAAATATTATATTAGCGGAAGTCTTATATATGATTTTGAATTAGCTGGTGATGATGGTTTTGAAGTTGAACTTTATATTTATAAAAATGGAAGCAGTATAAAAAACACTAGATTTAGAAATAATACCACTAAAGACTTGCGTTATGTAACTCTACATTGTTCTGGAATTTTTACTTTAAGTGCTGGAAATACAATAGAATTATACACACAATCACTTGATAATAGTGGAGATAATGCAAGAGCTTTAAGTAATCAAACATCAATAGGTGGATATAAATTAATAGAATAGGAAAAATTATGGCATCATTATATACAAAAACAAAACTTTATTTAGAGGATAACTCTAAAAATTGGGATACTACAAAAGTATCTTTGCAAGACAATTCAGATGGTAATGGTGCTTTTATATCTTCTTGGGATTATGATATTGCAGAGCCTACTGATGAACAACTAGCAACTTATGAAACTGCTGGAAATTTAGTTGAAAGTAATCAAAGAGTTATTGCAACAAGAAAAAAATTATATGGAAGTTGGGAAAGCCAACTTGAAGAAATTTATGATGATGGTATTGATAGTTGGAAAGCAAGAATTTTACAAATTAAAACAGATAATCCAAAGGAATAACGAATGTACATAGGCTCATCTCCCACAATAGGAAACTTTCAAGTTTGTGATGCTATATCAGTAGTAAATGGACAAGCTAGTTATACTATGCAAGTAGGTGGAGTAAATGCAACTCCACAATCGGCCAATCATATGTTGGTATCGCTGAACGGAATTTTACAGCAACCAAATTCTTCATTCACAATTTCTTCTTCCACAATTACATTCG